TGCGACCTTCGCAGCCGCGGCGTGTACAATTACGCGCAGGACGCCAGCACCGACGTGCTGTGTATGTCATACGCATTTGATGACGAAGACGTGCGGACGTGGCTACCCAGTGAGCCTTTCCCGCAAGCCGTGCGTGACCACAAGGGGCTAGTCTACGCGCACAACGCAGCGTTCGAGCGCCTGATATTCTGGTATGTCCTTCAGGTCGATTTTAAGCTGGAGCAATTCTATTGCACCGCAGCGCAGGCCCGCGCCAACTGTGCGCCGGGCAGCCTTGAGGATGTGGGCCGCTTCGCTGGCGCCACCATGAAGAAAGACCACCGCGGCGGACAACTGATCCGCTTGCTGTCCATCCCGCAGTCCGACGGCACATTCCGCGAGGACGCGGCGCTGATGCAGGAGATGGTCGATTATTGCGAACAGGACGTCAGGGCCATGCGCGCTATCGCGCAGGCGCAGCGTCCGCTGTCGGCTGAAGAGTTGGCCGACTACCACACCAACGAGCGCATCAACGACCGCGGCGTCCTGCTTGACAGGCCGCTGGCGCAGGCGGCGGTGCGCTACGCTGAGACTGAATTGGCTGAGATACAGAACATCGTTGCAGAGGTGACGCACGGCGAGATTAAGTCCGTCCGCAGCCCGAAGATGAAGGATTGGGTGTTAGCTAGGGTAGGGCCGCAGGCTCTTGAATTGGCTACCATCCACAAGGACGGCGAGACCAGACTATCTATTGACAAGAACGTGCGCGCTAACTTGCTCACGCTGGCAGGGGAGAATGCAGATGAAGTACCATCGGAAGTTGCGGAAGTCATCCAGTGCGCGGACGATCTGTGGGCATCGTCCGTGGCCAAGTTCCAACGTGCAGCGGCGCTCGCTGATGAGGAAGATTTTCGCGTTAGAGGAGCATTTGTTTTTGCAGGAGGCAGCGCTACTGGGCGTGCTTCATCATTTGGGCTTCAAGTTCACAACTTCCCCAGAAAGTGCGCCGAAGACCCTGCATTAGTACGGCAGGCTATGGTGCGCGGCCACCAGATTGTTCCTGAGTATGGCCGCCGCGTGACGGACGTGCTGAAGGGTATGCTCCGCCCTGCGCTGATGGCAGACAAAGGCAAGCTGCTTGTGGTGGCCGATTGGGCCGCCATCGAAGCGCGGGTGACGCCGTGGGCGTCCGACAGCATCTTTGGCGCGAACAAGCTGGACATCTTTGCCAAGGGTGAGGATGTTTACAAACACAACGCTATGGCGACCTTCCATGTCGGCTATGACGACGTTGACAAAGACCAGCGCCAGATCGGTAAAGTTCAAGAGTTGGCGTGCGGGTTCGCCGGCGGCGTCGGGGCATTCGCCAGCATGGGCCGCATCTACGGCTTGCTAATGTCAGAGAGCGACGCAAAGCGCATGGTGGACGCATGGCGGCGCGCTAACAAGTGGGCTGTGCCGTACTGGTCTGGCCTTGAAGACACCTATATGCGTGCCATGCGGAACAAGGGCCGCGAATTTAAGATAGGCCGCGTCACATATTTATTTGATGGACTGCATCTTTGGTATGCCCTTCCGTCTGGCCGTGTGTTATGTTATCCTTTCGCCCGTTTCGACGACGAAGGCAACCTGACCTACGCGAAGGCTTCATGGAAGCCAGCCGCAGACGCTAAGGAATGGCCTAGAGCGCGGCTGTGGCGCGGTCTGGCGTGTGAGAACATCACACAGGCTGTCGCTAACGACTTGCTGCGCTACGCCTTGCGGCAGTTGGACGATGTAGTTTTGCACATCCACGATGAAATCGTCTTGGAAGTGCCAGAAGAAGATGCAGAGGCTGCCGCAGCGCGGCTGGTGCAGATAATGTGTACGCCGCCACCTTGGGCCGCAGGGCTACCCCTGAACGCTGAAGTGGCAATCATGCAACGTTACGGAAAGTAAGGAGAACCGCGATGAGTGAGGATCGCACGAAGTTCATAGACTATATAACAGGTTTGACCGGCGACACAGTCGGCGAGACAGCCCTAGTTGTGCGCCAGAAGCCGCAGCATGATAGCGATGGCAACCTGATATTCCACGCAGATGGTGCGCCGAAGGCTACATTTCCTGCATTCCTGCCAGAAAAGACCCGCATGAAAGAAGGCGAGGCTTGGTATGTCAACACAGGCTCGTTCATCGTTGACCGCTTTGTAGACGGCAAGCCTGCCGCCAAGTCGAGCAACGTCGAGTATGTGTTGTTCATGATGCTGGATGACGTTGGCACTAAGTCGAAAGAACCGCCGCTGGAGCCAACATGGGTGCTGGAAACCAGCGAAGGTTCGTTCCAGTGGGGCTACGCGTTTAGCGAACAGCCTAAGAAGGGCGACTTCTGCGCTGCCATCAAGGCGATTGCCGATGCAGGCTACACTGATCCGGGCGCGACTAACGCTGTCCGCAACTGCCGTATCCCCGGCAGCATTAACCTGAAGCGCGGACGCAACAACTTTGCAGCGCGGCTGGTATCGTTCAACCCTGAGCGTGAGTATACCTTAGACCAAATCTGCGAGGCGCTGGACGTCACACCAGAGGAAGGCGACACAGCCGATTATAAAGCTGTGCAGTTGCGCGACACTGGGCTAGACAACGTCCTGACATGGCTTGCGGACAACAACCTAGTCCTGTCGCACATCAACGCTGACGGCTGGTGCGGCATCGTCTGCCCTAACCATGAGCAACACAGCGACGGCATGATCGAAGCGCGCTACAAGCCGCTGGATCGTTCGTTCTGCTGCTATCATGGGCATTGCCAAGACCTAGACAGCCGCACCTTTCTTGATTGGGTAGCCAATGAGGGCGGCCCGAAGGTAACGCCCGGCTTGCGTGACGAACTAATCGCTGAACGTATGGCGTCGATGTATGACAAGATAGCGCCGACTGAAGCCTTCCCTGACGAGGCCGCAGCGCGGGTGCGTGAGGTCGAGAAAAAAGAAGCAGGACGGCTGGAACAAAGCGAGTGGTTCGAGCGTTTCGCATACATCCAATCTGATGACTGCTATTTTGACATGGTGACGCGTCAAGAGATAGCCCGCAACGTCTTTAACGCGTTGTTCCGTCACGTTGACTGCCGTTCCATCCACAAGAAGACGCAGCGTGTGCAGTCGTCCATCTATTTCGACGAGCGCCGGCAGGATCGCGGTGCGCCTGCGCTGTCGGCGGTGACGTTCGCCGCTGGCGATGACGTGTTGGTGACGCGTGACGGGCTGGTCTACGGCAACCGCTGGACGGATTCCCGCCCTGACGTGTCAGACAGTGACGCGATTGCGGATCACGATGTCGAACCTTGGCTAGAGCATTGCCGCAATCTGGTGGCAGATGATGTCGAGTTAGACCACATTCTTAACGCTATGGCGTTTAAGATACAAAACCCAACCGTCAAGATTAACCATGCCATCCTGATCGGCGGCGACGAAGGCGCTGGTAAGGACAGTATGTTCCAGCCGTTCCTATGGGCGCTGGGCGGTAAGAACTGGCGCAATCGTTCAGTCATTGAGGCTGGTGGCTTAGACAGCCAGTGGGGCTATGCGCTGGAGGCTGAAGTTGTCATCCTGAACGAGTTAAAGGAACCAGAAGCGCGTGAGCGCCGCGCTATGGCTAACAAGCTGAAGCCGCTTATTGCCGCGCCGCCTGAAACGCTGTCGGTCAACCGAAAGGGGATGCACCCCTATGAGTTGGTCAACCGCCTGATGGTGATTGCATACACGAACGATCCGCTGCCTATCACGCTGCCGACACAAGACCGCCGCTGGTTCTGCGTGTGGACGCGCGCCCCGCGTATGGCAACGGCGGCGGCTAAGGCGCTGTGGTCGTGGTATGAGGCCGGCGGTTACGAAAAGTGCGCCGCTTGGCTGTGGCAGCGTGACGTGTCAGCGTTCAACCCTGCCGCTGCACCGCCTGTCACCGAATGGAAGCTGAACATGGTCGAACATGGCATGAGTGTAGCCGAGAGCTACCTTGTGGACATGATGCGGACGCGATCAGGCGTGTTCTCTGATGGCGTCATTGGCGGGCCTTTCCATCGCATTTGTGACGCGCTGGCGGTCAACGTGCCTGCCGGTGTAAAGATACCGCAGGCGGCATTGCTTCACGCGTTAAAAGAGGCTGGCTGGATTGACATGGGGCGGATCGGTTCGACTGAATTGCCCACCAAGAAGCATATCTTTGTCGCGCCTGATCTTGTTAAGAAGCACAGCAAGTCAGAATTGCGCCGCATGGCAGAGGACTTGCCCAAGTCTGGGTTTATGCCGTCGATTGGCAAGAATTGACATCTGATATCAGTCGATGATATACGTTTAGGGTCGGCTATGCTCCGCTGACCTGATTAAGCCCCCGGCGTCCTCACTCCGCCGGGGGTTTTTTATTATTTCTTTTCGCGTATCTCCAGCCCACGGGCTTCCAGTGCGGCACGGAGTTGGTCAGCCCAACTTTCAAAGCGGTCGACGCCGCAATCGGCCAGCGCCTCCACCAGCGGGTCAGGCTTGGGCTTGGTGATAATGAAGCTGGCAAGCGTATCGCCGCCATCCTCTGCAACCAGATGCTCCCCAAAATACTCCACCACCGCATCGCTGACCTCTTGCTTAAAGGCTTCGTGCTGTTCGATGGCGCGGCATAGTGCTAAGGTAACAACGTCGCCTGCGCCAACAAGAGCGTCGTAATCAATCGGTGAGCCGCCCACCTCCGCAAATATCTCATTCACCAGTGCCAGTGCTTTTTGTTCAATGTCAGTCATTGTCTATCCTAACCTAGTGATGAAGGTGACACCATCTACAGTGCGGCACTTGAACGACTTCCCGTTCCTGATCCCGTATTGCGAGACGTTGCGGCTGGTGCGCTTTGCGTCGCCCTTGTTGGCGGCTGGCATAGTGCCAACTTCGCCAACCTTTAGCGTTCCCATTGGGTAAAACATCGGGCGGCTCATGGTCGCACCTGCTCGGCAATGGCAAAGGGTATTGCTAGGATGGTTACAGTAGTTATTGCATAAAAACCCCAATCAAACCCAGTGTTTTGAGCAAGGTCGCCAACCCACAAACCAACCCTTACAGCCATACAAATATATGCGATTATGGCGGCCACGGCGGCGATAATAGTTAACGCGATCATTTCAACAGCCCCCGCGCGATGCAGGCTTGGCGCAGATGCTCCGGCCTAAACCCCCATATGCGGTAGTGATTGCCGTATGTCTGGCAGACTAGGGACAGGTGACGTTCATGCCGACGCAATTCGTCCTTTAGGCGTTCGTGCTTCTCAATGGCGCGCGCGGCTACCCGTAGCAAATCCAATTCAGGGTCGATGTCATCGTCATCGGCTGGGAATGTGTCGATCGGTGTAATGTCAGTCATGGTTCAGGTTTCCTTTACAGTTGTACGTTAGTGGTAGGCTTAGGTCGTCTGTCGTTCAGCCGTGCCAGCCAGTAGGCTTGCTCCGGTCCGTGTGAGCGCGCCGCATGGTATTTGAACAGCGCAAGGGCCAAGTCGTCATAACCCTGCGTCTGGTGCGTCGCTATGAGCGGTGACGGCGTCATAGGCTTGAGGTTCGGGCGGTAGTCCCTAATCCCTATGCACGCGTCCTCTATATCGCGCAGCGTTAGGTTAAGGTTCCGTTCCCTGTTGATGTATTGCATAACCGCCGACTTGTCGCTGATGTATCCGCTCAGGTGCCTAATCTTGGCGCGTAGGTTCCTATCCATTAGATTTCACCCTGCGTTTGTAGCGTCCCGTTTCAGGGTCGCGCATTAGGCCGTGCCGTTTCCATTGCAGCAATTCGGTAGCGTCGCGCAGCCACATAGCGCGCCATTGGTCGCGCTCCTCTTTTGTGAACCATAGCAGGGTGATCGTAAAGGCTTGCGCGGCTAACAGCCCCGCGATTGCAATCTCATATTGTGTCATTTTAATCCTCCAAAAGTAATGTGAGTAGGAACAAGGCAGCGCCAGCGAGTAGCGCGGTCATTTGGCTATAGCAGCTTCTAGCAATGCTATTTCGGCGTCCAGTGTTGCTTCCATATCGTCCAGCAGGGCGTTATTCTCGGCCACTAGGCGGTCATATAGTATCTGCAATGCTTCTAGCTCTTCCTGTGCGTCTGTGAGCGCGCTAAGGCGCTCCCCTAGCACTAGGGCGAGGTCGTTGTCGCAATAGCGCGCAGCTTCAGCCAGCGCGGTATCGGATAGCATTCTGAAATAGGTTCGATCTTGTGCCATTGGTCAGGCTCCTTTTGCTTTTGCGATTGCGGCTTGCATTTCCTCCAGCAAACCTTGGTTTTGGCATTTCTTATAGTCCATGTATTGGTAGGCGTCAGTCAGCGCGGCCAACAGGTCGGGCGCGGCGGCGATTAGCCGGGCGTCTGCGTCTAAGTCGGCGCTGTTTGCGCCTATGATTGTGTATGTCATTGGTTTAGTTTCCTTTCAATGTGTGAATGATTGACCATATCGCCAGCGCGCCAGCGCCAGCGAATAGGGTTGTGGCGGCGATATGGGCGATCATGCGAAACGCGCCTTAAACTTGTGCGCGCTTGTGTCGGCATATTGGTGCAACGCCTCTTTGCAGGTGCGCGCCCATGTTGTGCTGGCAACGTATGCGCCAGTGTCGCGGCGATAAATGTCGATATTAGGATAATCGCAGTAAGTGCCATAGGGTGCTGTCTTGCGGTTCATGTCGTTTGCTCCTTAGTATTGGTGGTGGCGCATTGCAGCGCGAATGGTTGTGTAGCTATATGGCGCGCCGTCGCGGGTATATGTCGCGCCTTGTGATTTAAGGCTGTCAATCATCATCCGTGCTGCGCGATCTTTGGTTGGCGCATAGCCAAGGAAATGGATCATCTCGCGGTAAAGGCTTTCGTCATTGTTAAGCCAAAGCGATACGTTCCAATGGTTCCAGTTTTTATGTCCGCTATACATAGTCATAGTTTCTCACTCCTATAATTGGCACTAGCGCCATGAAGGCCGCGCGACCGTTAGCCGCGCGGCTAACATGGGGTTAGGCCGCGTTTCGAATGCGGCTAAAATGAATGAGACGTTCGCCGGGTGTCATTACCTCGACCTCACCCATTGCGACGCGTTCGCGGCGCGCAATTTCTGCAAGCATGATAGGTGCGTTGTCGCTGCCCTTGGCTGCCATCACGCGTAACTGTCCGATGGTATAACCGGAATAGGGGGCTGTCTTAAATGCGTTGTCCATGTTGTGTTGCTCCTGTTGGTTGGTGTTAAGCGTCTAAATCAATCAGACGCTGCAATGATTTGGTCAGTTCGCTGGCCCGCGCCATGCTGTCGCTTGTTCCGTCAATGAGAAATGCCGTAATCTTTTCCGAAAGCTCTATTACAGTGTCGCGGTAGGTTAGGCCTTCGCCGCGCAAAAAATCAAAAATGGTGTTGGTGTCGTTAGTCATTTTAGTTGCTCCTTGCTGTCTTGATACCCTCTTATATTACCCTCAAACTATAGTGTCAACAACAAATTGTGTTGCGATAAAAAAATATCGCTAGTTTGAGGATAGCCTAACTTTTAGCGCGCGTTTGAGGCGTAAATAAATCTGTGGATAAGTTATAAGGGCGAAATAGGCGAAATAGTCATTTGTTAGGCTATCAATTCAACCTAAATGACTATTTTTAAATGGCTGAATTCTGCGCTTCTCCAGCCGATCTAGGCGATCTAGGCTATTGGATATGTAGTCACTTAAAGATAAAAAAATGATATATAGAATATAACCTATACGGTTCGCGTTACTTCGCGGTGACTTGAAAACCGATAGCCTAGATCGCCTAGATCGCCTAGACTTGACGTTAACGTAAAGCAATGACTCGGTTCGTCGCAGACTTGTAAGAGGATAGCCTAGATCGCCTAGACTTTACGTTAACGTAAAGCTGCCCCATAGATTGTTGCAATTCATTCGCATTAGCAGCAGCAATATGTTTTTCTTAATGCGACTCATTAGCAATAAGCGAAAGGCCATCCAAGAATCTGCTATTGCGAATCATTCTCATCAGCGTCGAGCAGGGGGTGGGGGGTGGCAGGGCCGAGCGCCGCGTGACTGTCACGGTCACATACCGCAAACAATTTTTTTTATTTTAAATGTTATAACGCACACTGCATCAAAGCCTGTTGCGTATCTGCATCCAGTATATTAGTATGACGCCAATGACATTCTACTCCCTGCCATTCACACCAGAACGGACGCAAGCCACCGAGGCGCGGCTAGAGGCAATCTATGAAGCTGCCCGCTACGGCCTGAAGGGCGACAGCCTTGCGATGGCGGCTGGATTAACCCCGCGGCAGTTCCGCGTGCTGGCCGACGCAGACCCGCTGGTGGAGATGGCTGAGATCAAAGGTCGCACCGACGGCGAGTACACCGCGGCTAAGACGATGTACGAAGCAGCGCGCGATGGCGACAGCAAGGCTGCGCTGGAGATACTCAAGCATCAGCACGGCTGGGTAGCCAAGCAGCAGATCGACGTGAACATTGACCAACAGATAAGCATTACAGGCGCGCTGGAAAAAGCACAGTCGCGCGTCATCGAAGGGCTGTACACTGAACTGCCCCGGCTAGAGGATAACACCCATGCAAGCACCGATATACTCAGCCCAAGACGAGATGGAATTGATGGCGCGGCTGTGGTCGCCCAGCCTGAAGGATGATCCACTAGCTTTTGTCTTATATACATTCCCGTGGGGGCAGCAGGGTACGCCGCTGGAACATTTCCCCGGCCCGCGTAAATGGCAGCGTCAGATACTCGCCGACCTGCGCGACCACATCAAAGAAAACAACGGCAAGGTTGACTTCGACACAGCACGGTTGGCGATTGCGTCAGGCCGCGGTATCGGCAAGTCGGCACTGGTCTCATGGCTGGTGATATGGATGCTGTCGTCAAGGATCGGCAGCACGACCATCGTGTCGGCTAACTCTGAGGCGCAGCTACGCAGTGTCACATGGGCGGAAATTACCAAGTGGCTGGCGATGTCGCTCAACAGTCACTGGTTCGAGGTAGCCGCCACACGCATCATGCCGGCCAAGTGGCTGACGGAACTGGTCGAGCGTGACCTGAAGAAAGGTACGCGCTACTGGTCAGTCGAGGGCCGGCTGTGGTCGGAAGAGAACCCTGACGCCTACGCAGGGGTTCACAACTTCGATGGTGTGATGCTGATCTTCGACGAAGCCAGCGGCATACCTGACAGCATCTGGTCGGTGTCTGATGGTTTCTTCACGGAAAATACGCCGCACCGCTTCCATCTGGCCTTCTCCAACCCGCGGCGCAACACCGGCTATTTCTACGAAACGTTCCACAGCAAACGGGCGTTCTGGAATACCCGCGTCATTGATGCCCGCGATGTCGAGGGTACAGATAAAAACCTGTACCAGCGCATCATCGACGAGTACGGGCCAGACAGCTATCAAGCCAGTGTCGAAGTCTACGGTAATTTCCCGTCTGAAGGTGACGATCAGTTCATCGGCAGCAATCTGGTGGATGACGCTATGAAGCGGCCACCCATCAAAGATGACACAGCGCCCATCGTCATAGGCGTAGACCCTGCACGCTTCGGGGCTGACGCTACCGTCATCGCTGTGCGTCAAGGGCGTGACATCTTGGAATTGCGAAGACACCGCGGGGCAGACACGATGGAAGTGGCCGGATACGTCATCGACGCCATAGAACAGTTCAAGCCGGCACTGGTCTGCATCGACGAGGGCGGGCTAGGCGCAGGCGTCGTAGACCGGCTGAAAGAGCAACGGTACAAGATACGCGGCGTGAACTTCGGCAATAAGGCCAAGAACCAGATCATGTGGGGTAACAAGCGCGCAGAGATGTGGGGGTCCATGCGGGATTGGCTCAAGACGGCGCACATCCCCTCAGATCGGTTCTTAAAGACAGACCTCATCAGCCCGCGCACCAAGCCTGACAGCAAGGGTACGCTGTTCCTCGAAAGCAAGAAGGACATGAAGTCACGCGGGCTGGCGTCACCAGACGCAGCAGACGCCATAGCGGTGACGTTCGCGTACCCTGTAGCTTCTAGAGACCCGCGACAAGGACGCGTTGACAGACGCACCACAAGCGGGTATTCTCCCGCTGGAATTTCTACATCATGGATGGGGTCATAATATGCCTGCTGATAAATACGGTAAAAGCCTGTATAAAGCCGGGACTGTAAAGTCCGAAAAAGCCGCTATTGCTAACCGCGACCCAGCCCGCAAGGCAGCGGCCATTAAGATTATGGCGCGTGAAGGCACCACGCGCGGTCCTGAGATGATAAAGCCTGTCAAGGCGCCGCAAATCATCCGCACAACTGTGTCAATGAAGTCGTCACCTACTACAAAGCGCAAATAACTTATGGTTGATCCTACAGGTATTAACAAGGTAGGCGACGTAGCTGACCGCGGTAGCGATCCGGCGAACACCCGCGGTGACCCTGATACAATGGCTACCATGCGCCATCGGCTGCAAATGTCGATGGCTGCGTTTTCGGACAGCCGTGAAGACGAACTGGACGACCTGCGGTTCATGGCAGGCAGCCCTGACAACCAGTGGCAATGGCCTGCTGACGTGTTGGCGACCCGCGGTGCGGTGCAAGGCCAGACAATCAACGCACGGCCATGCCTGACGATCAACAAGCTGCCGCAGCACGTCCGTCAGGTGACGAACGAGCAGCGCCAGAACCGCCCTGCGGGTAAGGTCATCCCTGTCGATGACAACGCTGATATTGAGGTAGCAGCGATCTTTGACGGCGTCGTGCGGCATATTGAGTATATGTCCGACGCTGACGTGGCCTACGACACGGCCTGCGACAACCAAGTGACCTACGGCGAAGGTTATATTCGCTTGATTACCGAGTATTGCAACGAAGAAACCTTCGACCAAGACGTCCGCATCATGCGCGTCCGCAACTCATTCTCAGTTTACATGGACCCTACGATCCAAGACCCATGCGGCGCTGACGCTGAGTGGTGTTTTGTCACGCAGGACATGACAAAAGAAGAATATGAGCGCGAATTTCCAGATGCAACGCCCATTTCGTCGATTTTGTCCACCGCTGTGGGCGATGAAAGTATGTCGGCATGGCTCGACGAAGACACTATCCGCGTTGCGGAGTATTTTTACTACAAACGCAACCGTGAAACGCTGAATTTGTACCCAGACAACGTCACTGCGTTCAAAAATACGCCAATGGATAAGCAATTACGCGCCATGTACGGCAAACCTGTCCGCACACGCGAAGTAGACCGCAAAAAAGTCATGTGGATGAAGACCAATGGCTATGATGTGCTGGACGAACGCGAGTGGCCGGGTAGCTGGATACCTGTGGTACGCGTCGTAGGTAACGAATTTGAGGTGCAAGGCCAGATTTACGTCTCAGGTCTGGTGCGGAACGCCAAAGACGCACAGCGTATGTACAACTATTGGACCAGCCAAGAGGCAGAAATGCTGGCGCTGGCACCAAAAGCGCCATTTATTGCCTATGGCGGCCAGTTTGAAGGCTACGAACAGCAGTGGAAGACCGCCAACACGACCAACTGGCCGTATTTGGAAGTCAACCCAGACGTCACAGACGGCGCTGGGAACGTATTACCGCTTCCGCAGCGTGCAGCACCCCCGCTGCCGCAAACAGGGCTGATACAGGCTAAAATGGGCGCTGGCGAGGACATCAAGTCCACCACCGGCCAATATGACGCCTCGCTGGGCGCACAAGGCAACGAACGGTCTGCAAAAGCCATCACCGCACGCGAAAAGCAGGGCGATGTCGGCACGTACCACTATGTTGACAACCTTGCCCGTGCGATCCGCCACATCACCCGCCAGCTTGTCGATATTATCCCTAAGATTTACGACACACAGCGCATTGCACGCATTATTGGCGTCGATGGGGAAGTCAGCATGGTCAAAATGGACCCAATGCAGGCCGAACCTGTCAAGGAAATTCGTGACCAAAATGGCGGTTTGATTGAAAAAATCTACAACCCGTCAATCGGTACATATGACGTTATGGTCACCACTGGCCCCGGCTACATGACCAAGCGTCAAGAAGCACTCGACGCCATGTCAACGATCCTGCAATCCAACCCGCAGCTTTGGACTGTGGCCGGCGATTTGTTCATCAAGAACATGGATTGGCCCGGAGCGCAGGAAATGGCGAAGCGGTTCAAGAAAATCCTCGACCCGAAAGTCTTGGAAGAAGGCGATCAGTCGCCTGAAATCATGGCAGCCCAGCAGCAGATTGAAGCCCTGTCGCAAGAACTCAACCGCGTCTCTGACATCATGGAAAACATCCAAGATAGCGCAGAACAGCAGAAGATCGCCATCGACAAGTACAAGGCTGAAGTGCAGGCGTATGACGCTGAGACCAAGCGCATTTCTGCGGTACAGAACAGTATGTCACCTGAGCAAATTCAGGATATTGTCATGGGTACAATCGCCGCGGCGATGGACACAGGCGATCTGATCGGCGGCGCGCCTGAGATGCGTGAGATGCCAGAGATGGACGAGCAAATGCCAGAAGCACCTGAAATGGGCGAACAGCCTGAGATGCCTATGGAAATGCCAGAGATGGAAATGCCAGAACAAGCCCCTGAAGGAATGATGTAATGACTTGCGCTGATTTTGTAGGGACACTGTTTCTGGCGCGTGATGTGGCTCACTCTACGCACCTGAACACACGCAGCTTCGCCAAGCACTCTGCGCTGAACACCTTTTACGACGAAATCATTGATTTAGCAGACAAATTTGCGGAAGCCTATCAAGGCAAATATGGCCTAATCGGTCCCATTTCGCTCATGACAGCCAAGAAAACCAACAACATTGTCGCGTTCCTAGAAGGTCAGCTAGACGAACTTGAGGAAATGCGGTATAAAGTCGTCGATAAAGATTGCACACCGCTACAGAACATTATCGACGAAATTTTTGGGTTGTACTACTCAACCCTGTACAAACTCAAATTTTTGGCGTGAGATAACATATGCCTACAGCTACCTATAATAAGTACACTGCTGCTATTGAGCCAATGCTTGAAGGCATGAATGTCGGCACGGATACGTGGCGGATAGCATTGTCCAACACCATTAACGCTGGCGACACTACGTTTGTTTCAGGCACGACCGATCTGCCGACTAGCGGTGGCTATACTGCTGGCGGCGCTACGGTAGCGATTACGTCGGCATCGCAGACCGGCGGTGTGTTCAAGCTGGTGCTGGCTAGTCCGCCTGCATGGACGGCTACAGGCGGCGGGTTTACGTTTAGGTACGCTATCATGTGGAACGGCACCACCAGCACGCCAGTAGCGTATTGGGATTACGGCGCCAGCCAAGCTGTAGCCGCGGGCGACACTGTGACCGTAACTCTCAGCGCAGCAAACGGCGTATTCCAAGCGTCGTAACGCAAAGGCTAATTTATGGCGCATATTACAGCCGACCGCGTACAAGAAACGACGACCACTACGGGTACAGGCGCTATCACGCTTGCGGGCGCGGTCACGGGTTTTCGTACTTTTGCCAGCGTCATGGCAGCCAACGATACTTGCTACTATCTAATTCAAGGTACTAGCGAATGGGAAGTTGGCGTCGGCACGTTCAACACTACCTTAACGCGCACTACGGTTCAGTCGTCAAGCAACGCAGGCGCAGCGGTAAACTTTAGTGCCGGCACAAAAAATGTGTTCATAACGGAGACTGCAAAGTCGATAGTCGAGTTTGAACCGAACGGCACCGTATCTTTTCCTGCGGTCGCGGCGGAACCTTCTGCACCGGCTGCGGGCAATATGCTGCTTTATTCCAAAAGCATCGCCAACCGCATCTTACCAAAGATTATCGGCCCTTCTGGTATTGATACGATATTGCAAGTTGGCCTTTCGGGCAACTCTGTTTTCATGCTTGCACCGCAGTCAGGAACTACCGCTCCGTTGGTGTGGGGCGGCACACTGACCACCGCCGCAACCATGTCGGTACAGCAGACCATCGCGTCAGCTAACCCTTGGCAGGCAACATGGCGCAAGCGTTTCCAGACCAGCACAACGGCGGGTACGGTGACGGGGTGCAGAACAGCATACGCACAATGGTTTCGCGGAAACGCGGCTGGTTTTGGTGGCTTTTGGTTCCGCGCTCAATTTGGGCAGAACATCAACCTCAACGGTTCGCAATGCTTTATTGGGTTATGCGCTTCAACTGGTGCGCTTGGTACGGGTGCAGGCGCTGTTTCTGCGCTTGTTAACATGATCGGCGTCGGGTTTGACACCACCGACGCGTCCACTGGCAACTGGCAGCTTTACCGAAATGACGGCACTGGAACGGCGGTTAAGGTTGACCTTGGCGCAACCAACGCGGCACGCAACACAACGCACGGCTACGATCTGATTATCTACTGCCCTCCGGGCGCTGCGACTGACATTTACGTGCGGATTGTTAACCTTCAGACCAACGTAACCGTGATTGACACAAGCTACAACACAGACATCCCAGCCGTAAACACCGGCATGGCGTTTAAGGCAGAATGCAACAACGGCGCAGTAGCGGCAGCAACCAACATTGAGGTGGCTAAGGTCTACATCGAAACGGATTACTAATGCCCGGCTTTGGGAGTATCGCGCAATTTGCCATTGCCGCGTACCCAGTATCAGGCAGCACCAACCCCAACTACGACATAACCGCGCTCAACGGCACGTACACAATATCAGGCCAGACGGCCACCCTAGCACGCACACGCGAACTTACGGCGCTCAACGGTAGCTATGCGATAACAGGTCAGACTGCCGTTTTGGCGTATGGCAGAGTGCTGACATCGCTCAACGGCAGCTACGCGGTAACTGGGCAAACAGCGACTTTACAGACCGCCCGCACGATAACGGCGCTTAACGGCAGCTACGCGGTATCAGGTCAAACCGTTAACGTAGTAGTCGCGCGGAATCTTACAGCTTTGAACGGCAGCTACACTGTCACAGGACAGACTAGCAACATATCTTTTGGCCGCTTGCTTTCCACCCAAAACGGTGTATATTCTGTGGCTGGTCAAGCCGTAGATATTACTGTAGGCGGTGGGCCTGCGCCGGTTACGGCCTTAGAGTTCTACGTTGACATTCGTTCGTTTACCGAACGCAGGAGATTTTAATGGCTATCAATTTGAAAGCAATCACTAGCTGTTTAGGTTACGAGCAAATTACGACCCTCAGTTCTTCGGTAGGGCTTACCGTACCTTCGAAAGACCCTACTACTGGCCTGAACGTAATGCCGACCATTGCTATCATTACCCCTGAGACAAACGGTGTTCGCTGGCGCGATGACGGCACGGCGCCTACCGCTTCTGTCGGTATGCCTCTGGCAGCAGGCGTCACGTTGCAGTATGACGGCGACCTGAAGAAAATCCGGTTTATTGAGCAGACCGCATCTGCCAAACTCAACATCACCTACTACGCGTAAGGATTGCGGACATGAACATCTCTGGCGACACCCCCGGCGTTAATTACATCGAATACTTCACCAAGCAAATGCCGCTTGACTTGGCTGCTATGGCTGCCTTGCGCGACGAACTGGCTGTGCGTCAGGGCGCCCTGTCAGCCGCAGAAGCAGCAGTTGCTGACCGCGACGCAGCGGCAGCCGAACTGGCAGCGGCTAAGGAAGAAGCGGCAGCGATAAAAGCTGACGCGACTAAGACCAACGCAAAATCCAAAGAACGTGAAGCTGATGTAGCGGCCCGCGAAGCTGCGGTAACAGCCAGCGAAACAGCATCAGCCAAAGCGGTTGCAGATATTGAAGCAGACCTTGCAGCCCGCCTCAAAGCGTGTGCGTCGCTGGAAGCTGGTCAAGCTAAACTGACTGCTGATCTGAGCGAACTTAAAGCCAAACTAGATAACGAAGCTGCTGCGCTAGAACTGCGCGTAAAGGATTTCCAAGCTAAGGTAGCTGCACTCAGCGCGTAAGGACAACATATGTCGGTAACCCCATCCCCTATTGGCGGTTTTGCCGCGCAGTTTTTCGATAATAACGGCGTCATTCTGTCAGGTGGTAAGATATACACCTACGCAGCCGGCACCACTACGCCACAGGCGACATACACCAGCGCGTCTGGCACTACACCGCACGCAAACCCCATCATTCTGGACAGCGCAGGACGCGTACCGGGCGGTGAGATTTGGCTGACTGACGGTCTGGTCTACAAGTTTGTCATCGAAACGGCCACAGCCATCCTGCTTGGCACTTACGACAACATCACTGGCGTCAACTCCAACTTCGTCAACTACACGGTGCAGGAAGAAGTCATCACGGCTACCGCCGGCCAGACTGTGTTCAACCTATCGACGATCAACTACACGCCCGGCACTAACTCGCTGACAGTCTACATCGACGGCGTAAACCAGTATGTCGGTGACAGCTATCTGGAAACGGACAGCAACACGGTCACGTTTACGTCTGGCGTACACGTCGGCGGCGAAGTAAAGTTTACCACAGCAATTCAGACAACTAGCGGCGCGGTAAATGCGTCTATTGTGGCTTACGATCCGCCGTTTGCTGGCGCTGTGTCTACTAACGTCGAAGACAAGTTGGCGCAATATGTATCGGTCAAGGACTTTGGCGCTACCGGCGACGGCGTAACGGATGATACGGCAGCTATTCAGGCTGCGATTGATAGCGGAGCAACTTTAATAACTGCGGTTGCCACTGACACATATTCGGTTTCAAGCCTTACCATCCCTTCCAACACAACATTAGATTTTAATGGTGCTACTGTAGCTGCACGGTCGGCAAGTGTAGCCGTGTTTACGAATACTGCGTACAGCGTTGGCACTAACACAAACATCACAATACGTAATGTCAAGATTAACGGGCGTAAAGGCAGTCTTGCATCGGTAATCGGTATTGGAATGCAGCGCGTAAACGGCCTTACGGTCAGTTCTTCGACTATTTACGATTGCGGCGGGAACGGTATTTTTGTTGGTACTACTAGCTCTAACATTAAGTTTGAAAATCTTTCGTTGACGGGTTGCGGCGATAACGGGACTAACAGTTTCAACTCATCCAATATCAACATTCTTGGTGGCACAGCTGATTATCCAAACGCTATTCGCGTATCAAATGTTTCGGTTGTTGATTGCACATCGACAAACGCATGGGGTGTCGGATTTATTGCTCAGTTTACCGATAACCTATCTATGGTCGGCGGCGAATATTCATATAATGGGCAGGGATTATCTCTACCTCTTTTGAACGGAAATGGCATCGGCGGCGGCCAAATATTTTCAGGAAAATATACCAACATATCATCACACAATAATGCTGAAAGTGGTTTTGACATAGCATCTAAATCACAAAATATCAGCATTGTTGGCTGTTCCGTATTTGACAACGGCGCGGAAGGTATTTTTGCTGGGCATGGAAACGGGAACGGATATTCGATTATCGGTAACTCTGTATCCACCAATTTGGGTATAGGTATTTGGGTTTCTGACGCGGCTCGGCGGGTAGCCATCTCAGGAAACTATGTTTTTGCCAATGGTGAACGCGGCATTTTTGTTGAAGATACGCAATATGTGGCTGTAACTGGCAACGTGGTTATGGATCACTTGTCTGGTTTTGGTGACGGCATAATGATGTCCGACCTTATACCTGACATTGTTGACGGCGGTGTCATTTCAGGAAACTACACATCCAACAACGTGCGTAACCTGTATAACCCGTACAATGAGATTGTTCAGATAGGCAATGCTGGCGCACTAGATAACATTCGCACTAGAGTGGTTAATGCAAACTACAATGTGCTGCAAACGGATCGTATTGTTGTTGCAAACACAATAGGTGTAATTTTGACGCTACCTAACCCCGGCATCGAAAACCACGGGGCTACATATCAGTTTTTGAACACTTCTGCGGGTAACATCGTAATTTCAACTTCTGCAAACGGTATTTGGAATGCGGGTACGTCTAGCAATGTTGACAGCATCACAACTAACTTATCTGCAAAATACACCTGTATACAAATGCCTAGCACTTTATTCCAATGGGTAAGAAATTAAGGTTGTCTAAATAGTGGCCGACAAGAAAATCTCTGCGCTTCCTGCTGCTACCACGCCTCTGGCTGGCACAGAAGTTTTGCCTGTTGTGCAGAGCGGCGTTACAGATCAGGTTAGTGTTGCTAATTTAACTGCTGGCCGCGATGTCGCAACCAAAAACGTCACAACCACTTCTGGCCGCGTTCAAATTAATTATGACGGCTCGGCTGGCGCACCAATGTTTGACCTTCGCAACTCAAGCGGGACGCAATGGGAGTTTTACACACCGACTTCGGATAACTCCCTTAAATTAGATGTCTGGGTTCCGGGGCAGCGCGACAGCGTATTTTCCATCCAAAATGCTGCTGGGTCGCATAACATTACAGTATCCACTGGCAACGTCGTAATCGGCACTGCTGGCAAAGGCATCACATTAACAAGCCCCGATGGTCTAACCACAAAATTGCTACGCCTTAGCAATTTAGGTGTGTTAGAATTAGTTTAAATAGGATCTGAACCATGTCTTTGACCAAAGCAACATACTCGATGATCGAAGGCGCTCCAGTCAACGTGCTGGATTTTGGCGCTGTTGGCGATGGCGTGACTGACGACACTGCGGCTATTCAAGCATCTATTGATTACGCATCGTCGCTAGGCGTACCTACTACCGTTACCGCGGGAGCGGGGCGGGAATATCGCATTACACCTCAAACCGCAATTGTTTTTGCGGGTGTTTCGACACAATGTTGTCTATTTATAAAATCTAACGTGCAGTTAGATTTTGGCATGGCTACTATTTTGTACAGCCAGACAACTGGTGGCGCGACCGTCGCCTGCATTACAAACGGCACTCAAGCTGTTTCAAATTTTGCAATAAAAAACATCACTTTTGAAAACACAAGTGCTGGCGATGTAACTGGCTCCGTAATATTGTTGAACGGCGGTGTAGATGGTAATTCCGCTGATTTTGTTACGGATTTTGAAATTTCCAATTTGCAATCCAATAAGTCTGGCTTATTAGTTCACTGCCAACATGGCAGAACAACTTCTGCCCGGTGCATTAAACGGTTTTCGATTACGGGTCTGAGCAACACAGACAGCAAAAATTGCACCGTGTATTTGTGGGGCGTTGACACAGGCGTTGTGGACAACATCATCACTGACGTTTCAGATTATGACGCCATCATGCTGTTTTCGGCATCCGACGTGACAATCAGCAATATCGTTGGAAAAAACATTTCCGATAATGTCGTAGGTCTTGAGGCTCGTAACTATTCAGAGTTTATCCAGAATATCAGCATTTCCAACGTAGTAAGTGACTCTGGAAAGTTTGGCGCAAATACAGTAAATGCCGGAAATTTTGTACAAAACATAACTGTGAACAATGTGAACTGTGAATTTCTGTCTATCGATAATAGCGGACTTGGGCAACTTCGCAGGTTTCAAATAAACAACTTAAAGCTATCCACGCTTAACACCGCTCGAACTGCGTTCATAAACAAACTGTTTGATAGTAATATTTCAATGCTGGTTGAAGAACAAGGTAGTTCTACCATTGAAACTGTTGCTGTCAGAGATTGCGACAACATTGACATTGACGTTAAAATTGTGGCGGCGGCGTCAACAACACCTGCGTTTGTTGTTCAAACTAGCACGCGTATACGCGCCAAGGTTTCAGCCACAGGCGGTTCATACGCGCTTTTTGTTCGCGGACTTTTAGGCCCAACACAAAAAAGTAAATTTGATGTGTTTGCTTCAGGGCAGACTACTGGTGCTGTAGGTTACGACGGCACTGATGGTGTAGGGTATGATTTTACAGTGAACGGACTTTACAACGGCCAGACGCTGCAAATGTCCAACAACTCCAGTGATCTCGGCGTGGTCAATTTGGCTTACGGGTTCGGCCCCAATATCACCCTTGCCTCAGACGCGTGCGCGGTCACAAATGAGATTCATTTTTTGCTTGCTCAATCAGGAACAACGGACACTTTAAGCACTGTAACAGGCGGCCTGAAAGGACAGACTGTAACTATTTACGCGGTTAGCGGAACGACAATTACGGTAAAAAGTGCGACAGGTGGATCAGACAACATTTGGCCCAAAGGTCTTGTTAATAGGGATGTGACGTTTATTGCCCCAATGGTGTTGCAGTACAACGGAACATTCTGGGTTGAGTTATAAAAGGTGCGTATGATAGACCCATCGTTCAGCCCTACAGCTACAAAGCAGGTTCTTCACGTAAACTAACGATATTGCCAGACTGCATCAAATGATGTAGTCTGGCTACCAACCGTACTGATGCGGCTCATCAGGAACTCTTTAAGGGTTAAACATGGACGATAATGTCTTTACCGAAGCGGATGCCTCCGCGCCAGAACTCGAAGCCACGGCAGCAATCGAGCCTGTAGAAAACACGACGCCGGAAGAGCAGTCTGCTGAACCTGAAGCGCCTAAGACTTTTTCACAAGAAGACTTGGACGCCATCGTAGGCAAACGACTCGCAAGAGAGCAGCGTAAATGGGAACGCGAACAGGCTCAAAGAGCAGAGGAAATGCAGGCACGGCAGCAGCCGATCCAAGACATTACCCCTGAACAATTTGAGACTTACGAGGATTACGCAGAGGTTTTGGCCGAACGTAAAGCCGAAGAACTGCTGGCACGCCGTGAAAAGGACAGCCAGCAACGTGCAATGCTAGAGTCTTATCACGAACGTGAAGAGGCAGCGCGGGACAAATATGACGACTTTGAACAAGTCGCCTATAACCCCAACCTTCCCATCACCGACGCGATGGCGATGGCAATACAAGCGTCCGACGTTGGGCCTGATGTGATTTATCACTTAGGTATCAACGTAAAAGATGCCCAGCGTATTTCGCGTTTAGACCCCATTTTGCAAGCTAGGGAAATTGGTATGATTGAGGCGAGGCTTTCAGCCGAACCTACATTCAAGAAAACCTCCAACGCCCCGGCACCTATTGCTCCTGTCACTGCCCGCACCTCTGGTGCGCCGACATTTGATACGACAGACCCACGGTCCGTAAAGTCCATGAGTACGTCAGATTGGATTGAGGCAGAACGGCAACGACAGATCAAGAAGTACGAGGCACAACGCAACCGATAAGTTAGGATTATTTCCATGAGTAACTCGATTTTAACCATTGACATGATTACGCGGAAGGCTCTCGAAATCCTTGAGAACAACCTCGTACTCACACGTAACGTAAACCGCCAGTACGACGACAGCTTTGCTGTTGAAGGCGCCAAGATTGGTTCGACTCTGCGTATCCGTTTGCCGGATCGCGCACTTGTAACTGACGGCGCAGCCCTTCAGGTACAGGACGACAACGAGCAGTTCACAACTCTGACCGTTGCCAACCAGAAGCACATCGGCGTTAACTTCACGACTGCTGAATTGACCATGCAGTTGGATGACTTCGCAGAGCGCGTTCTCAAGCCACGTATCTCGCAGCTTGCTTCCAGCATCGACGCTGACGTTGCAAACGCGTATGCGTCCATCGGTAACTCGGTTGGCACGCCCGGCACTACGCCAGCTACGTCGTTGGTTCTTTTGCAAGCGCAACAGAAACTGAACGAAAACGCTGCCGTGATGTCGCCACGTTATGCCACTGTCAACCCAGCCGCAAACGCTGGTTTGGTCGAAGGCATGAAGGGTCTCTTCAACCCAACTGACACTGTCAGCAAGCAGTTCAAGAACGGCATGATGGGTACTGGCGTACTTGGTTTCGACGAAATCAATATGTCGCAGTCCATCAAGCAGTTCACCACTGGTTCGCGTACTGCAACCGGCGGTTCGACTTCGGCTGCTGTCACGTCGGAAGGCGCGACCACCATCGCCATCACTGGCGCAGGTGCGGCTGCTACCGTCAAGGCTGGCGACGTGTTCACTGTAGCTGACTGCTTTGCTGTCAACCCACAGACCCGTGAAAGCACAGGTTCGTTGTTCCAGTTCGTTGCTGTTGCTGACGTCACACTCAGCGGCGCTGGCGCTGGTAACATCACTGTTGCACCTGTCTACTCGGCTGGTCACGCACTTGCCACTGTCAACACGCTGCCCGGTAACTCCAAGGCCGTCGTGTTCGTCGGCGCGGCTTCTACGCAATACGCGCAGAACCTCGTATACCACAAGGACGCTATCACCTTCGCAACAGCCGACCTTCTGCTCCCACAGGGTGTAGATATGGCTTCGCGTCAGGTACATAACGGTATCTCGCTCCGCGTTGTTCGTCAGTACGACATCAACAACGACCGTATGCCTTGCCGTATTGACGTTCTGTATGGCTACAGCGCGATCCGTCCGCAGATGGCTTGCCGTCTCTGGGGTTAACCTGATACCGGCCCCCAGTTCGCTGGGGGCCAAACATTTTAAAGGATTTATATTATGGCTATTCTACCTAATGGTGCCGGCGGCTATCAAGTCGGCGACGGCAACCTCGGCGAAGTTACCTTTGGTACTTCAGGCATCCCTACCGCGTACACCGCACTTGCTACACTAACCACTGCCGACCTTGCTGGCGGTGCAGTTGTGTACACTTCGGGCAGCACGGCAGACCTTACGCTTCCTGCTGTTTCGGTTGTTAACGCCGATCTCAGCAGCGCCAAAGTCAACTCATCGTTTGAGTTTTCTTTGATTGCTACCAGCACTGGCGTTCCTACTATCGTCGTAGGCACCGGCTGGACGTTGGTCGGCGTTGGTCTCGGCGTTGCATCGCGCAGCGTACTGTTCCGCGCTGTTAAAACCGGCGCTGAAACGTACAACCTGTACCGTATCGCTGGCTAATAGGTTTGCCCCGGCTACGGTCGGGGCTTCCTTTTCAGGAGAAAACTAATGGCTAATACAAAAGCTATCGGCGTTGCCTTCCTCGACCAAGATATTGTCGGCGCACAATATCTTTTGTCCGACGAGCAATTCGGCTACACCGCCGCAGCACAAGGTACAGTTACTCAGTTGACCAGCAAGTCAACAGCAGTCACGCTGAACAAGCCTGCCGGCGTAATCACGATGAACAACGCGTCGTTGAACACGGCAACTAACGCTACGTTCACGCTGAACAACAGCTTCATTTCTGCAAATGACACTGTTATTCTGACTATCTCTGGTGGTCAAGCGACCCCCGGATCATACAACGTGTTTGCTAACTCGTTGACTGCTGGCGCTGTCAGCATCACGCTACGCAACATTTCTGGCGGTTCGCTGTCAGAAGCGATTGTGATTAACTTCGCAATCATCCACTGCGTTTAACTAATTTGGACGGCTTTCGGGCCGTCCATTTTTAAGGGTTTTTATGTCTGTCATCTATCTTGTTCACGACGTCCACGGAGCAAAAGTCGCTATTTCGGAAGAAGAAGCGATTTATGATGAAGATTTTGGCTGGACACGCTATAATCCTGACGCGCCTGTGAAGGTGTCAGTTAACGAAATGCCAGCGGCCAACCGCCGCCGCACAACGCAGGAAGTCTAACCAATGGATACGGCTGGGGACATAATCAACGGATCGCTTAGGCTGCTAGGCGTTCTGGCAGAAGGCGAAGTTCCATCGGCTGAGACGTCGCAAGACGCACTGCGCGCCATGAACCAGATGATTGATAGCTGGAACACAGAGCGCCTGTCCGTCTTTTCGACACAAGACCAAGTATTCACATGGCCTGCGGGCCAGCTTTCGCGCACGATGGGACCAACCGGCGACTTCATCGGCAACCGTCCTGTACTGCTCGACGACAGCACCTATTTTAAAGACCCCGGCACTGGCGTCAGCTACGGCATTAAATTCATTAACCAGCAGCAGTATAACGGTATTGCGGTCAAGACCGTGACGTCCACCTACCCGCAGGTTATCTTCGTCAACATGACGTTCCCTGACATTGAAATGTACATCTACCCGCGGCCCACCCGCGATCTGGAATGGCATTTCATTTCGGTTGAAGAACTGTCCCAGCCAGCAACGCTGGCGACCGTACTGTATTTCCCGCCCGGCTATTTGCGTGCGTTCCGCTATAACTTGGCGTGCGAAATGGCACCTGAGTTTGGCGTCGAGCCGTCGTCGCAAGTCCGCCGTCTGGCGATGGCGTCGAAGCGTAATATCAAGCGCATCAACAACCCTGAAGACATCATGTCGGTGCCGTATAGCCTTATCGCTTCACGTCAGCGGTTCAACATCTACGCAGGCAACTACTAATGAAGACGCCGATCCTTGGGTCGGCGTATGTCGCTAGAAGCGTCAACGCCGCCGACAACCGAATGGTCAACCTCTTCCCTGAGATTGTCCCTGAGGGCGGCAAGGAGCCAGCGTTCCTTCAGCGTGCGCCGGGGCTGACTGCACTGGCGACTGTCGGCGTTGGTCCTATCCGCGGGCTGTGGACGTATGGCGGCTACGGCTACGCTGTGTCAGGCTCGACGCTGTACCAGATCGACAGTAGCTGGAACGCTACTGCTAAAGGCACTGTGGGCGGCTCTGGCCCTGTCAGCATGGCTGACAACGGCACGCAGCTATTCGTTGCTGCTAACCCATTGGGTTACATCTACAACGCCAACACCGACGTGTTCCAACAGATCACCGACCCTGACTTCCCCGGCGCTGGTACGGTCGGTTACATCGACGGCTATTTCACGTTCAACGAACCCAGCACGCAGAAGATTTGGGTTACGCAACTGCTCGACGGCCTGTCCGTTGACCCGCTGGAGTTTTCCAGCGCCGAAGGCAATCCAGACAACGTCGTCGCTATCTTTGTGGACCACCGCGAAGTCTGGGTGTTTGGCTCCAACTCGACCGAAGTCTGGTATGACGCTGGGCTGCTCGACTTTCCGCTAGCCCGTATCCAAGGCGCGTTCAACGAACTGGGCTGCGCTGCCCCGTACAGCGTCGCCAAGATGGATAACCAAGTCTACTGGCTGGGTAAGGACGCGCGCGGTCAGGGTATCGTCTACAAGGCCGCTGGCTACATCGGGCAGCGCGTGTCTACGCACGCTATCGAATGGCAGATGCAAGAGTATGCCGACATCTCAGACGCCACCGGCTACACGTACCAGCAGGACGGCCACAGCTTCTACGTCCTGAACTTCCCCAGCGCCGACACCACATGGGTGTACGATGTCGCCACTGGCGCATGGCATGAGCGTGCGTCGTTTGCCGCTGGTGATTTTAATCGTCACCGCGCCGACAACCAGATGTTCTTCAACAACACCACTGTTGTTGGCGACTACCAGAACGGCAAGATTTACGAGTTTGACCTGAACGTGTACGCTGACGACGGCCAACCGCAGAAATGGTTGCGGTCGTGGCGCGCGCTGCCGACAGGCGCTAACAACCTCGCGCGTACTATCCAGCACTCCATGCAGCTTGACTGCGAGACAGGCGTGGGCCTGAACACCGGCCAAGGCAGCGACCCGCAAGTCATGCTGCGCTGGTCGGATGACGGCGGCCATACATGGTCCAGCGAACACTGGAAGTCGATGGGGGCTATCGGTAAGTTTGGCAAGCGGACTATCTGGCGCCGCCTTGGTGCGACAATGAAGATACGTGACCGCGTCTACGAAGTGTCTGGCACAGACCCTGTACGGATTTACGTCATGGGTGCTGAACTGCTACTGAGCGGGACGAACGCCTGATGGCGCTGGCGCCCATCAACCCTACCCAGATAACGCCGCCGCGTGTCAATCTGATTGACGAACGGTCGGGCGCCATTAGCCGTGAGTGGTACAGGTTCTTCCTGTCGCTACTAACCGCGACGCAGGCCAACCAACAAGAAGTCGAGTTAGCCCCAGACGCTGCATCGCTGTTGGCGTCCTACGATGCCATGCTGGCAACGCTGACGCAGACCACAGAGACGCAGCCAGACTGCTGCGCGACAGGTCAAGCTGTCCTGCAAAGCGAGATACAGGCGCTGTCATTGGCACCGCCGCCGCTAGACGAACTGGCGATACGGGCGCTGAATCCTGCGTCCACCGCGCCTGTCACCAAGACGGCTGACTTCACGGTCGCGTACAATGAGACGTGGCTCATCAACAACAAGTCAGGATCGACTTGCGTCGTCACGCTGCCAGACGCTGCGACCAACAGCGGGCGGTATTTGACGTTCCAGAACAACCAAGACCAGAACCTTGACTCCGCATCCAGCAACGTCGTGCCGCAAGGCGGCGGCGCAGCCGGAACGTCGATTTTGATTAACGTGTCTGGCAACTGGGCAACCCTAGTGTCAAACGGTACAAATTGGGTTATTATGCAAGCCGCTTCGTTTAACAATTTGCTGTATTAAGGAACCAGATATGGCCGTATCCATTAGTAACATCATCCCCGCCAAGACAGCGGAAGCAACTCAGGTGACGCAGTACACGTCGAACGGCGTGCAGACGATCATCGACAAGTTTACCGCGACGAATTACAGCACAACCGCTGCAACGATCAGCGTCAACCTAATTACGGCTGCGGGCAGCGCAGGCAACGACAACTTGATCGTCAAGTCGAAAACGCTTCAGGCCAGCGAGACGTATACGTTTCCTGAACTGGTCGGTCATGTGCTGCCCAACAATGGCTTCATCAGCACAATCGCTGGCACGGCGTCGGCGATCAACATCCGCGCGTCAGGCCGTCTGGTTAGCTAATGGCGGTTATAGTCCGCCCCGCTACCGTCGATGACATACCATGCTACATGGACTTGGCGGCAGCGTTTGTGGCGACAACACCTGTCAATCATCTGATCCCGTTTGACCGCGAATGCACCGCTGCGTTCGTCGAAGGCGCGCTAGACAACGAAGACATGATTGTTTTGGTGGCTGAAGATGCAGGCGAACTGATCGGCATTACCGCCGCTATTGCGTACCCTATGTACTTCAACCCTGCAAAACTAGTGGCGCAGGAGTTGTGGTGGTATATTAAACCAGACGCACGAGGTGGAACAGCATCAAAATTGCTGTTTCAAGAAATAGAAAAATGGGGTATGAGTAAGCAAGCGGCAGCTATGTTTATGGTCGCGCTAGACAACGACCGCGTTGACACTATGGTAAAACTGTACGGGCGTTTAGGTTATACACCTACGGAACGCGCGTTTGTAAAGGGATTAAACTGATGGCAATTACCACAGGTCTAGCAATCGCCGCAGGTGTTTCCGCTGCCGCATCACTAGCTGGCGGCGCGATGGCTAGTAGCGCCGCTAAAAAAGCCGCTAAGACGCAAGAGCAGGCAGCTAAAGACGCGACCGCTGCACAGCAGCGTATGTTCGAAGAACAAAAGGCTTTGCAAGAGCCGTTTCGCCAAGGCGGCCTAACTGCACAGCAAGAGATTATGCAGTTGTTGGGTATCGGTGGCGACAAGACCGCCGCTGGTTACGGCAGCCTTGGCAAAGCCTTTGGTCAAACTGATTTTGAGCAAGACCCCGGATATGCGTTCCGTCAATCGGAAGGCATGAAGGCGCTAGAGCGGTCGGCAGCAGCGCGCGGCAATCTGCTGTCTGGCTCCACCTTGAAGGGTGTGCAGCGTTTCGGGCAAGACCTAGCCAGCCAAGAATATCAGAACGCATTCAATCGCTATCAGACAGAGCGCGCAGCCAAGCTAAACCCGCTGCAATCGCTGATGGGTTCAGGTCAGTCGGCGGCTAACGTGGTGACCGGCGCCGCTGGACAGATGGGCCAGAACGAAGCATCAAACATTTATAACGCAGGGCAAGCCCGCGCGTCTGGGTACATCGGCTCGACTAACGCGCTGACAAACGCGTTGGGCCAGATCGGCTCTATTGCTTCTAGTCTACCTGAGCAGAACGCAATGATTAACTATTACAACCGCACCCCAGCCGGCGGCGGCGGCGCTGGTCCCGGCGGTACTTTTGAACCGGGCTTTGGCGTCCGTAAACCAAAAACAGTGTGGGGATATTAAGATATGCCAAACCAGATGATAGCCCTTCAGGCACGCAACCCACAGCTTCCTGATCCACAACAGCGCACGGCGCGGTTGGCGAACATGATGAACGCAGCGCGGCAGGCAGAAGCGGCGCAGCTTCAGGGCCAACGCACACGTCAAGAAATGGATTACGCGGAAGCGGCTGAAGGGCGGGCGGTGCAAACGCAGGCTTCCGCGCAGAAAAAAGCAGAGTTAGAATATGTAGGTTTGGCAACGGAACAATTTAGGCAAGACGTAGCGAAACTAAAGGAAGGCGACGTCGCTGGCGCTGAAGCCTTGCGCGCGGATATCGTAGCTAAAATTCCCTCATGGAATAACTACATACGTCCAGCGTCTGAATGGACACCTGAATACACAGCGCAGTTAATGTCGAAAGCCAGTGAGATAGTTGCTCAGACATATCCCGACGCTAAATCTGTTATTGAGTATGCCGCTAAAGGCGGCGTGGACGCCCAAGGCCGGCCTGTGCCAGAAGGCACACCTATACAGGTTGTTACTGGCCGTAGGCCCAGCACAATGCCGATACCGGCTGCGGGTGGCGCGGCTACACCAGCGCCGACTGCACCGCAGGCGGCGCCAGCAGGCCCAGCGCCAGTAGGTGAGTTTGGCGAAACCAGAGTTGTTGACCCAGAGTCCATACCTCTTACGCCGTATCAGCAAGAGCATATCCGCGAAATGCAGTCTGGCTTGGGGACGTCGCAGCCAGCGTCCTTCTCGCCGGGTGCAAGCGCAGGACAGATGACACCTGAAATGGCGCAGCAAGTTGTAGACACTGCGGTTAAGACGGGCATGATGGCGCAGGCAGACTTCGATCAGCTTATGGCGATGGCGCCAGAGCAGAACAAGCAGCCGTTCATGGACATGATTAAGTCCAACAACATTACGCTGCGCCCCGGCAACATGGGCCAGCAGTCGCAGACTGCTGTTAATTTAGGCGATAGACCGCAAGCAGAATTTGCTGTTAATCGTAATCAGCCGATGGAGCGGACGTTGGCGCAATACCAGCCGGTTATGAAACGCGACCCTAATGTGTCACCGCTGCCCGGCTCGTCTCAGGTGCCTATTGAACGCGTCCGCGCAGAAGGTCTTGCTGGGCGCGAGTCTCCCGCAGAAGCAGCAGCTAAAGCCCGCGCTGTCGCGGGCGCAAACGCGGAAGCCGAAACCGCCAAGAAGGCTGCGGAAAAATTGCCGGGGCGTAAACAAGTAAGCACGTTAATTAAAAAAGTCCGCGCAGCTTATGAGGCGCTGGATAAAGCTGAAGCTATTCCCTCAGAAAATCGCGGTGGTTTTGCAAACGCAATGGACTATTTTGCGTCTTCAAGCCTTGGGCGCGAAGCGCAAAAAATGGTTGGTACAAAAACATCAAAGTATCTATCTGAAATTATCAACTCACGTAAGCTGTTGGCGACCGCCATTAAAAACGCGACAGGTATGTCCGCGCAAGAGATGAACTCGAACGTAGAACTTCAGTTGACATTGGATGCGCTGACCGATCCTACGCAGGGAATTGAAGCGGCGCGCACCACTCTTAATACACTAGAAGAACTGTACGGTGTGCCAGCCAGCGCGCCCGCCGCCCGCAAAACGCCTACCCTTCCAACTTTAACGCCCGCGCAAGTACGCGCCAACCCTAAGATTAAGCGTTGGAAAACCACCGACGGAAGGGTCATGACGCGGCCATGAAAAAGGATGATCCTTACGCTGGGTTAGGCATTTATGAAGATACTGGCGTAGACCCCTACGCCGATTTAGGTGTCGTCGAAGTAGCACCTCCGCGCGCTAAGGCGCCGCGTAAAGGTATGGATAAGGCTACGCAAGTAGCTGGCGTCACTACTAATGCGCTGCTGCCCTACGCAACCGCGGCGGGGCTTGGCGCGGCTGCGGGGGCGCCGTTTGCGGGCGTAGGTGCTGTCCCCGGTGCTGCGGGCGGCGTGTTGTCGTTAGGCGTTGCCGATCTTGGCACGGGTATTTACAACCTCGGCGCGTCGCTATTTGACGCTGAACGCATCCCCTTGCCGTCAGAGACTATTAGCAAGGGGTATAGAAGTGTCGGTATTGGCCGCGCTCCCGAAACGCGCGGCGAACAAGTGTACAGCGACGTTCTGCAAGCGGGCGCGTCCGGCTTTGGTCAAGCGCAAGGATTTAAGACGTTAGCAGACGTAGCTGCATCGCCTCAATCGCAGAACTTTATGCGCCTAATGGGCCAGAACGCCAGAGGCCAGACCGCTGCGTCAATGGGCGCTGCTGGCGCGCCGTCTGTCGCGTCAAACTATTTTGATGTGACAAACCCATATGCGTTAATGGCGCTTTCGGTGCCTGCTGCTGTTGTCGGCGGCAAAGCGGCTACACCTGCAACAAAACCTGTAACTGCTGCTGCGCTGAAAGAAGAGTCCGGTAAGTTATACCGCGCAATGGAAGCTGAAAACGTAAACATTGCCCCGCAAGCAATGACTGATTTGGGCGCTGCTGCGCGTACAAAGTTAAGCGGTTTGCGGTATGACCCTGACACAGACAAAGTAGTCAATGAAGCACTAAAGCTGTTCGACCTCAAGGCTGGTAAGCCAATGACGTATGATATGCTGGAGAAATTTAGGCGTTCAGTCCGCGATCTTCCTTATAGCGAAGCTGGCGGTAAGCGCGGTACGCCAGATGAGCGCGCTATGGTCAAGGCGCTTGAGGAAGTCATAGATGATTTCATGGATGGTTTGACGCCAGCGCAGACAACGGCTGGCGACGCCGCTGCCGCAAATGCGTTTCTTAAACAAGCGCGCGCCGTCCGCGGACGCGGCTATCAAACAGAGACGCTGGAAAATGCGTTTACAAAAGCAACTGCCACGTCTGACGCATTAAACTCTAACAAATCTTTTCCGCAAGCCCTTCGAGATGAGTTTGGTAAAATAGCCAAAGACCCGCGTAAGCTGTCAAAGTTTGATAAGCCGACGCAAGACTTAATTAAGAAAGTCGCCAACGGAACTGCTACGCAAAAGGTTTTGGCGGCGCTTGGCAAACTTTCACCTAGCGCAACCTTGTTCGGTATGAAAAATATTGGTTACGGCGCGGGCGGCTATATGGCACCGGCGACTACGGCGACAATCGCAGGGGTTACATCGACTGCAAAAGGTGCAGCAAACCGAATGACAAAAAGTCAAGCAAACCGTGCGCTTGTCAGCGCCGCCCAGCCCGGCGGTAATATAAAGCCCGGCGGCAGCGGATATTTTCTCCTTTCGCCAACGGCGCAGCAAAACGTAATGGCGCAGGATCGCGCTAGGGCTAAGAAAAAAACATCCTCCCGCTAACAATATGAGACGCTAACCATGACTTCTATTGACCAGACCCAAGCACAACTCAACACGCACGAACAGGTCTGCGCGTTCAGGTACGAAAGTATCTGTGCGCGGATGAAGCGCATCGAAAGCATTGGTATCGGCGCTGCGGGTACGATCATCATGCTGCTGGTCGGCATACTGCTGAACCTAGTGCGGAATGGTCTCTAATGTCCATCATCCTTGGTCAACGTAGCCTGTCACGGCTTGAGGGTGTACACCCCGACCTTGTCCGCGTCGTCAAGAAGGCGGCACTGCTGTCCGACCTCGACTTCACGGTGCTGGAAGGCTTGCGTACCGTCGAGCGCCAGAAGCAGTTGGTCAATCAAGGCGCGTCGAAGACAATGAATTCACGTCACATCACTGGACACGCCGTTGATCTGGCGCCCATGATTGGCGGTAAAGTATCATGGGATTGGCCGCTGTATCACAGGCTGGCCAAGATCGTGAAGTCCGCTGCGGCGGATGAGAAAGTCCCGCTCCAATGGGGCGGCGATTGGCGTGCTTTCAAGGACGGCCCACACTGGGAACTGCCTTGGAAGTTTTATCCTAAGGGAGAATGACATGAAATATGTAAGCTGGTTGGTAAATCGTTTGAAAGAACCAAGTACTTACGCAGGGTTCGCCGGCCTCGCGCTGGCGTTTGGCCTGTCTGACGCTGAGTGGGCTGCCGTTTCCACAGCGGTAGCTAGTTTGGCAGGCGTAATCGCTGTGTTCCTGTCTGAGACGCCTGCGCCAGACGCATGATAAAACTACTGTCGTCTTTGCTGTCGTTGCTTGACCGCCTTTGGGCGGCGTGGAGTGAAAACAAGCTGCGGCAGCAAGGGCGTCAGGAAGCTATCAAGGAAGCGAACGATGAGATTAACAGACAAATCGAACTTGGCGAAGCTGCCATTGATATTCCTGATCCTGAACGCGATGAGCGGCTGCGCGACCGTTTCGACAGAAGCCGTACCCCTAAATAGCTATTGTGCTATTGCCAAACCCATCACCTATGACGCGACAAAAGACACGCCTGAGACGGTAGCCGAAGTCGAACTACACAACGGTGTTTTCATTTGCTTGTGCGAGGATGACTGCCCGAAAGGCTGACAGCCATGCCCCCGTTAAAGATAGACCCTAATCTTTATCAATATTGCACTCCCAGACAGCGCGAAATTCTTGAAGCCATAGACCGCCTTGGAAGCGCCAAAGATGCGTCGATTGAATTGGGGCTAAACAAAGGCGCCGCAAGCGAGACGTATATCGACGTTAAGCGCAAGGCTGCAAAGATGGGTTATGCTCCTGCCCATGACTTCACTCGGCCAGTGCCAGAGGGCTTCGTCGCCAAGGGCGTCTCCACTTACTACAACTCCGAAGGCAAGCCATCAGGCCAATGGGTCAAGGCGTCCCTTAGCCATCAGGCACTAGCGGACGCCATGCGTGATGCCATCGCCGGCTTCAAGGATGAGATACAGCCGGCGGCGGCTATCGCTGCTCCAGCGGCGTCTGAGGAGCATCTGTGCAACCTGTACACATTTACCGATTACCACTTAGGTATGCTGGCATGGCATCAGGAAGGCGGGGCTGATTGGTCCGTCTCGCTGGCTGAGAAAACTATCATCGCTGCGCTCATACAAATGGTCAATCAAAGCCCGAACGCACACACAGGGGTACTCAACATTCAAGGGGACTTCTTGCATACGGACGGCAAGACACCTGTGACGCCCGCGTCGAAGCACGTTCTGGACGCGGACAGTCGCTTCCCCAAAATACGTCGGGCAGCGATACGGATCATCCGCTCACTGGTGACGATCTGTTTGCAGCGCCATCAGGAAGTGCAGTTGATTATAGCCGAAGGCAATCACGACGAAGAGAGCGCCGGCTGGCTGTCCGATCTGTTTGCGGTGCACTACGAAGAAGAACCGCGCGTCACTGTCAACGACAGCGTCCTGCCGTTCTACGTGTTCGAGTGGGGCACTACTATGCTGGGTGTGCATCACGGCCACAAGGTCAAGAACGAAAGTCTGCCGCTGCTGTTCGCCGCACAGTTTCCGCAAAGCTGGGGTAGGACTACGCGCAGGGAAATACACTGCGGGCACCGACACCATAGGGATGAAAAAGAATATAATGGTGTGACAGTTGTGCAACACCCTACACTTAGTGCTAGGGACGCCTACGCTGCGCGCGGCGGCTGGATCGCAGACCGCGCAGCTTGGGCTATCACCTACCATAAGAACTACGGCGCCGTTGGCCGCGTCATGGTCACAACTGAAATGCTAAGTGACGCGTAGGCTGTCGCGCCACCGCTCCAGATACCAGATAGCTTTGCGTACCTCTTGGCCAACGGCATCCTTGCGGCCCGCGCGGCTGATGTACTTCAGCGCGTTACCGCGGCAGTAACCGGCGAACTCTTCCGGCGACAGTTTGGCCTGAATGTAGTCGATAGCTTCTATGCCGCCTGACTTGTAATGGTCAGGGTTGACGGCGTCCTTGTACGCCAACGCTTCTGCCCATGACCCAGCGTCGCTCTTGTCATCTATCATTTCTTCAGCCTCTTCATAATCTCGACGCGTTCCCGCGCCGTCCGCATCGCAGAGTACCGCTGGTGCAACCGCCGTGCAAGGGCTGGCCGCTTGTGCGTCTGCAATTCAACGTCCAGCGCATCTTTCAGTTGGGCTTCCGTAAGGTCGGACAGCACGGCGATCATCGACCGCCAGTTTAGCTTACTCATTTATCAGTTCCATATATCTGCGGTGTGGTTGCGGGGTGATGGACAAACGCCAACTCTAATTCGTCGCGCTCTTTAATAGCTGCGCCTTTCACTATGATTGCTGGCGGGCGGTCTTCAAAGTCCTTGTCGTAATAGCCGACCAGCCGTGCGCCTTCGTCGGTCACGGAATGGCAGTAGTATGTAAAAAACTTAGTTTGCATCTTTCAATTCCTCTAAGGCTATGTCGGACACCGCACGCTTGTCGTGCAGCGCCGCCCATATACGTTCGTCAATACTCTTCTCGGTCAGCATCACATAGACCCACACATCCTTCGTCTGGCCGCTGCGGTGCAGGCGCCCGACCGTCTGTTCGTACAGTTCCAGCGACCAAGGCAGCGACAGGAACACCATGTGGCATCCGCCATGCTGTAGGTTCAGGCCATGCCCTGCCGACTTAGGGTGGGCCAACAGCAACTCGACTTGCCCTGCGTTCCAATGTTCGATGACGTTAGGGTCGTCCATCGTCTTTGCGTGCGGGAAGCGGCGCTTTAGTTCTGCCAACTCTTCCTGATAGGTGTAAGCGACGATGGTGTTCGCCCGCTGGTTCTCCGCCAGCAGTTCTTCCAGCCGGTCAAACTTGTGGTTGCTAAACCAGATGGACGGCGTACCAGCGCCGCGGTTGTAGACAAACCCAGACGCCATCTGTTGCAGCTTGGTCGTCGCAGCAGCAGCGTTCTGCGCTACAATCTGGTCGCTGCCGAAACGCGTTACATACTCGCGCTTCATTTCATCATACGGCTTGCGGTCGTCCAGCGTGACGCGCACCTCAGTAACGTGGCACGGCGGCAGCTTATCCTTGTATTCGCCCGGCTCCAGCACGAACGTCGCAGGGCGGATACGCTTCATGACTTGCTCCAGCGCGCCGGCTGCGGGAACCCACTGGCCGAAGTCACGGTTGGTGCAGATGAAATACTGCTGCATGAACGCACCCTTGGCGCGGCCCAGCAGACCTTGGTCAATAATCTTGCATTGGCCGAAGACATCTTCAAGGCCGTTCGATGTAAACGAGCCTGTCAAGCCCCAACGTATCCTCATCGTAGACATAATTTTCTCCAGTGCCTTAAAGCGTTTGCCGCTGGGGTTTTTTAACCGCGTCAGTTCGTCAAACACTACTCCGTCAAAACTTGATAAATCCTCTAGCTTATCCAGATTGTCGTAGTTAATGACGACAACACTAGCATCACTCTTGAGCGCGGCGGCGCGCTGCGACGGGGGGCCAACAGCCAGCGCAGGAGTGATGCTAGACCACTTCGGTGCTTCCACCGGCCACACATCCGTACAGACGCGCTTGGGCGCCACCACCAGCCAGCGTTTAACGTAGCCGTCCGACAGCATCTCGCCCATCGCCGTCAAGGTAATGGCGGTCTTGCCCGCGCCGACAGGCGCAAGGATCATAGCGCGGTCGCGTTCGTACAGGAACGTCGCCGCCTGCTCCTGATACGGCCTTAGTTGAAGCGTTTTATCCATGCGTCCACATCCTCTATTGACCACAAGCACGCGTAATGCTGCTTGGTGTGCGTCATTTCATCTGCAAAAATACGCTGCAACGCAGACAGACGCCCGCCAGCTTTCTTCAGTTCGATGAACCAAGCCTCACCGTTGGGCATACAAGCGATGCGATCAGCAACGCCGACTTGCGTAATGCTGCGGAACTTATAGGCAAAGCCGCCCGCCGCCCGCACGCGTTTACAGAAGTACCGCTCTATTTCTTTCTCAGTCATGACGAAGGGCTACTACAAAATTTTTTGCATTTAAAGGCCTTGCGATAAAAAATGTTGCAGTCTATAAGGGCCGCTCAAACAGTAAAGGAAGGTTCAGTATGATCTGGTTTAAGAGACCGCCTAATGTGGCGATTACACAAAAAATAACGGGTGTTTATGGTTCGACCGAAGAGGTTTTTTTAGTGCGGTCGTTTCGCCGCAGTGGCAAACTTTGGTGCATTTGGCGTGGGGAACATGTACTACTAAAAAATGACGGAACTTGTGTCGGCACCAGTGTCTTTCCTCTGACTTGGGAGGCACTCTAATGCAGCACAGTAAGATAGTCGGCGGCTCGACCGCCAAGCGCGTCATCGCCTGCCCCGGCAGCGTGGCGCTGGTAGACACCGTCCCGCCAAAGCCCAGCAGCAGCTACGCCGACGAAGGCACGCTCCTGCATGACACCATCGCGTCTATATTAGAGAGCGATCTTGACCCGTACAGCTTGGTTGGCACGACCTACGAAAAGACCGTGCTGACCGAAGCGTTGGTCGATGACAAGCTGATACCGGCGCTGCGCGCGCTGGACGAGATAGACCCCAAGGGGGAGATGGAATATGCGGTTGAAAGCCGGGTTGGTTTTGGTGATTTTCTGCCTGACGTTTTTGGTTCTACCGATCTTCTTGGTCGCATTGGTGATAGAGCGGTCGTTCTGGATTGGAAGTTTGGCGATGGTGTGGCTGTCGAAGTCGAGGAAAACAGCCAGCTTCTCTTCTACGCTGCGGCGGCTAAACGCACTGCGGAAACGTCGTGGGCTTTTGAAGGCGCGAAAGAAGTTGAACTAATCATTGTGCAGCCGCCATACGTCAAGCGTTGGGTGACAGACCTTGCCCGCGTTGACGCGTTTGAGAAAGAACTTGCCGCTGCCGTCAAGATTGCGATGCAGCCAAACGCGCCGTTGGCGTCAGGCGACCATTGTAAGTGGTGCGCGGCAAAGCCTGTCTGTCCTATCATGACCGGCGCTGTAGACCGTGCGCTGAAGGCGAAGCTGGAAGCGTTGCCGGTCGAGCAGATAGCGCATTATCTGGAACAGGTGCCGCTGATTGAAGGGTTCATCAAGGACTTGCAGCAGTTGGCGCATGGGCTTCTGGAAGAAGGACAGAAAGTCCCCGGATGGAAGCTGGTCAACAAACGCGCCACAAGACAGTGGACAAATGAAGATAAAGCTGTAGCATTCCTAACCGGTGTCGGTGTAGAAGCATGGGGTGATCCCAAGCCGCTGTCACCAGCCCAAGCGGAAAAGGCTTTGAAGAAAGCCAAAATAGAATTGCCGGCGGACTTAGTTGTCGCCGTCTCAACAGGCTCTACCCTTGCGCCGGCGAATGACTCTCGGCCAGAGGTTTTGCAAATCGGACAGATGCTTACCAAAGCTATGTCTAAAATCCAGTAACAGAAAAGGTACAATACAATGTCAAATATCACTACTTTTGGTGGCGCTAACTTGCCGTCCGTTCAGTCACTCTCCGGCGCGTTGCGCTCCATCCAGTCTGAAGTCGCCCCCGGCGGCACAGTCATTCTGAAGATGGACAAGACAGGCCATTGGGTTTTCGGTGCAGACCAGACCGAAGTCGAAGACGGCAGCCTGTGGGCCGCCAATCCGTTCTCATTCGTGCATGGTTACATCGCATGGGGTAAAGGCGAAGTGCTGGCTGAAAAGCTGGTTCCGGTGTCAGAACCGCTGCCGCAGCTTGACCCTGCGCCATCAGGCGCGGAACGCGGCTGGGAAATGCAGGTCGGCATGATGCTGGTTTGCACGAATGGTGAAGACAAGGATATGCAGGCACGCTTCACGGCTACATCAGTCGGCGGCAAGCGTGCAGTGCAGGCGTTGGCGGTTGCCATCGCCGATCAGGTCGAGAAAGACCAGAACAAGCCAGTGCCGTTGATCGAACTGAAGTCTGAGCATTACCAGCACAAGACCTATGGCCGTATCTATACGCCTATCTTTAACATTACCGATTGGGTGTCGATGGACGCCGATGCGGTTGCCGAAACAGAGGATGCGGAGTTGGAAGTCGCCGCTGAAACTGAAGCCGCTGATGGTGCGCGTCGTCGTCGTCGCGTAGTATAACAGGGTGCGAAAGCCGGGGCGTGTTGGGCGTCCCGGC